TTAACTTTATCATTAAGAGATTCTTTCTTTAATTCTAATGTTCTAATCTCTTCTCTAAGACCACGCATCTTATCTTTAATCAAACTATTCATAGAAGAGAATATTTTAATGTCTAATAGATCTTCTATAACTTCTCTTCTGTTAGTAGCAGTCAATTGCATAAAAGGAACAAAAGAACTACTACCCAGAATTACAATCTGAGTAAAAGACTTATAGTTCATCTTGATTACATTCTGCTCTAACCATTTCTGCTGATCATTAACTGCAGAAAATTGATCCATACAAATACCATTTCTATGAATCTCAAATAGATTTGGTTTGATTCCTCTTACTACCTTCCATTGAGTTTCTGCAATAGAAAACTCTACCTCAACTCTACAATCCTTTTCATTGACTGTATTAATGAGTTGCCCCTTACTAATCTTTCTGAATGGTTTATTGAATAAACTAAAAGTTAGAGCATCTAATACAGTACTCTTACCTGCACCATTTGTACCAACAATTAAAGTTGTTGAATTGCTATCAAGTTCAACTTCAGTATATTGATTACCAGTGGAAAGAAAATTTTTCCAACGTATCTTCTCAAATAAAATCATTTTCTATTAGTGGTGGAATAACAATGTCATTTTTAGTAATGATTGAATACCTATAATCATGTATCTCACATGTTTTGATGACTACTTTACCATCAACTTCTATCACATGCATTTCTGGATAGTCTTGATCTTCTAGTAGAAGTGCGTACCTAATAGCATCATCCTCATCCTCAAAAAGATAAAGAACTTGTTCTCCATCTTCAGCAGTTACAGAGTATGCTCCCTCAGTTTCCTTTCCATCTACTGTGAGAATAAACATTAAACCAACTCACATGCTTCTTGATAAACCTCTTGTAAGAATTTTTGAACTCTTGATTTATCAATGTCTATCTCTGACTCCTCAATATACCTATTAAGGATAGATAGGGTATCTTCAGATTCAAACGCTTCAAACTCTGCTGCATCATGCAAAGCAAAGTTCTCCACTATTTTAAGTTCTGCTACATTAGCATTATACACCTTATCAATAAACTTTTCAAACTGTACTTGATCATTCTTATGTCTAACAACTATCTTTACTATCTTATTCTCCAACTCTCTTGCATCAAATAATTGATGATCATTATCATTATAATAGATTATATGATGTAGTCTATATGGATTATTGACTGGAGTATGTTCTAGTGTCTCTGTATCAAATAAATGGAATCCCCTATTAACATCATTCACATCATTCCAAAACATCTCATATGGATTACCAAGATAGTAAATGTTATCTTGATTTGATCTGCAATGATAGTGTCCAGAGAATGTCTTTTTAAATTTCTTAAATATATCCCACTCCATTCCATGTTCCATCATATGACCTGGTGTGGCTCTGAATCCATTCAACTCAAGATGTCCCATGCAGATAGGAGATCTTGACTTATTAATAAGTGCCACACTCATCTCTTTATTATCACTATTAATCCAAGGCACAAGAGTAATATTACAATCACCTACCATGATAGATGATACTTCAGAATATACTTTAATATTATCATACTCTCTCAACAATAAATCTACTGCATTTACGTCATTTGTATTCTTATAATATGCTGTATGATTACCTACTATAGTATGGACAGTGATGCCCATCTCTTGCAATCTATCAAAATAATTTTTCTTTGCCCATTTCAATGCACCAAAATCTATTGACTTTCTTGTGTCAAAAGTATCACCCATATCAATAACCGTAGTGATACCTTCTTTCTCTAATGTAGGAAAGAAAATATCATTATAGAACTTTAGGAAATAATCATGAAAAAGTTTAGAATTTTTTCTTGCTCCAAAGTGCTGGTCTGTAATTATTGCTGCCTTCATTAATTACGTAACTTAGAATGAACCGCATCCTTGATTTGATTATACTCGCTATAGTTTCCATCGTCAAGGGTATCTCTTTCAAATACCTGTTCATATCCTGTCTTCTCCAATATCTTATTCTTAATCTCCAGTTGCTTCTTCTCCTTCTGTATTCTACGTAAGAACGCGTAGTGAATAATTTGTGTGAAATAAGCAAATGGGTTTTGAGACTTTTCAGGGTTGAAGTTATGTATGTATTGTACACAGTTTTCAATTCCATCTGATATCATATCCTCCTTAAACATGTAGTTAACAAAGTTTGGTTTGAAAGATAGATGAGTAGCAATCTTCAGGAAGCATTCTCCAATGTATCTTGGAATACGTGGTTTCTCTTTCCCTTGAATTTCTGCTATCTCCCTGTCTTCTCTAAGTTTAATTAAAGCTGCAAGAAACTCTTTGTTATTAACATAGTGTTCAGATCTTTTACGTCTACCCATAATTCTTGCAGGTGTCATATCTTTACTATCTATTATGTATTAATTATAGCATTCAACACAATAGTTGACAAGGTATCAAAATAACAGTAGAATAACTCTGTGGGGTTTCAAGGTTAGGGTATAGCTAGTTATCTTTAAAGAGTTTCTCTAATGATTTTTTTGCTTCACTAATAGTAGATATATATCCCATTTTTCTATCTAACTTAGTTTTCTTTTCATAATAACTATTTTGTTGCATAGAGAACGTTTGATGCATAGAAATTGTCTCTAAGTCTTTAGATTCACTAAGAGTCATAACATCATCTAAATTAATTACAAAGAGTTCTTCTTTACTAGTTTTTATCCAAGGTTCCACTTTATACCCTGAAGCACTTCTAGTTTTGATTCTTTCAATAGTGATAGGATTATCTAGAATTAAAAAACATCTATCATGATCCTCATCATAGTTTATCTTAGCGAATATTTCTTCACCAGATTTAAGTTTGATAGTGGCATAAAAGTCTTCTTCCATTATTTTATTTGAATAGTGATTATTTCATAATTAAAATTTTCTTCATTATAAATTTTAATTCTTTCAATCAGATGATTGAGTGTGTAGTTTTTTCTTGAGTTATATGTGCAGTCATCCCCTATATCATATAGAGTTGCTTTTACTTTATCTTTACCTTTTCTGAGAACCCTGCCAATGGATTGGAGATTTCTAACTCTGGACTTGGAGGGACTGGCGAAGATGACGTTGTGCAACCGCTTGATGTTAATGCCAGTACTGAAAGTGCCATAACTGGCAACAATAATTGCATTCCTTTCATTTTCTGTAATCTCCCTAATTGATTCTCTTTGTTCAGCATCTACACCACCATGAACAAAGAATACTTTACGATCAGTGTGCTTAATATTATTTATCTTTTCATAAAGTATCGCTCCATGAGTTTCTACTCTACTGTATAAAATAAGAGTATTACCTTTTAGATCAAGTGCTAGATTAGTAATGAATTTATTTCTTTGCTCATGTGTAATTAAATACTGGAGTTCATCTTCATACGTTTCAAACTTTTTAGCAGGATGTTTAAGAACAAGACATTGAATATCTAACTGAGATAGGTGTCCTTGTTTCATTAATTCTTCTGTTTTAGTTACCTTATATGATGGTCCAAACAATCCCTCTAACACCCATTTATGAGTCTGTGTGCCATCTAATGTACCAGTAAAACCAAATCTATACTTAGCATGTTCTAATTTAGTCATGATATTGACTAATGACTTACTTTTAAAAAGATGTGCTTCATCACCTATAATGACATCATAGTCTTTAAAGAATGATTTCTCCATTCTAAAAACAGATTGCCATGTAGTAATAGTTACTTCATTACTATTAGTTACTTCTCTTCCTGAATAGATTCTATGACAATGATTTTTTACATCCCAACCATACTCTTCAAAGTCCTTATACATCTGCTCTACTAATGATGTAGTGGGAACCACTAATAGAATCTTTTGATCTTTATGCACATAATATCTTACTAAAGAGTAAATCATCAAAGACTTACCTGACGCAGTAGGACTGACTAGTAATCTTCTATTGTGTTTTAAGCAATCACATACACCTTCTATCTGATAGTCTCTTGGTTTGAATTTAGTAATAGATCTAATGTAATCTTTTACACCTTCCTTTGATATAGATTGATTTACTTCAAAAGGTAATCCATAATATTCATTATCTTCAAACTTATAGCTATATCCATGTCTTTCACAAAATGATACTATCTTATCTAACAATCCAACATATATCTTCTTAGATCTTAAATCAAATAGATGTATCTCACCATT